GGTGTGCATATTTTACATATCCACTTTAATTAAATAATCTTTTTGTGCGTATTGTGCATACCCACTAAAAATTATTCTGGTATCAACTTGCTTATTTCCTCCTCAAGGTTCTTTTCTAACGTTCTAGTGTCTGTAACATGCAATAGTGCAAGTAGTGTTTGAATATTCAAATCATCTTTAACTAAAGTATTAATTCTATTCTGTAATTCTTCTCTAATCTTTTTATCTAAAATCTTCCAGCCTTCTGTTCTTTTCATCTCATTTAAAGAACCTAATTCCTTATCTACAAATCTAAGAGAATCAATAAAAGCTTTTGAATCGTTATCGTATGACTCTCTATCTTGTTCTAATTGTTGTAGTACGTTTTTCATAATTAAATTGTTTTAGGTACTTGTACTTGAGCTTGTTGCTGTGTTGCTCCTAGTAGTGGTGTGGCATCTGTTTGTGCCTTAGACACCTCTGTAGGGGATTGTGTATATTCTGGAGCTGGTTGAGTAGACTCTGGTGTTTTCTCTTCTTCTGTGAATATAGCTTCAATCTGTGCTGGTTCAACATCAAACGTCTTTGCAAGTCCACGTCTAAGTGCAAGTTGTCCAGGGACTTTAGGGTCATCTTTAAATGCGTTATACATTTCAAGAGAAGCTTTTTGTTTAATGGCTTTATTCTGTTGTGAATCTTCTGCTGGGCTTGCCTTTGCTACTAATTCAACACCTTCAAAGTTTTTCTTTGTAACATCTTCAAGTGTCAAATTCTTATAGCCAAATATCTTAACCTTTCTAGGTTTAGTCAATCTGTCCTTAGTAATATCTGCCATAAGTTGATACATTTCTTGACATGCAATGGTTGCATTACGCTTCATAACAACTATCTTTGCTTCTACTTCTGCATTAAGTTTAGCTTGTTGAGTTACTGATACCTTTCCTGATTTAGGTTGGATGTTAGGACTCATTCCTGACGCACTATCTGCAAAACCTTTTATAGCTTGCATTGTTGTTAAAGCTGATGAAATCTCTGGTGGAGTAAACTGCCAAACCTTTGATTGTACATTTTCATTAGGGGCACAAGTAACTGATGTAACTCCTAGTGGTCTAGGAACGATTGATGATTGTTTTAGACCTGATGAAGAAGCAACAAACATCATTCCAAAGTTTCTATATGTATTATTATCAATAACCTGATTAATATTTACATCAATAGCTAGGTTAGGGTCTCTATAAACATCGGCAACAGAAGGACACCAGAATGTTATTCCACGAGTATAAGTTCCCCACGATACGAATGGAGGTCGTCTATATCCTAAATCAATCGCTTTCTTTGCTCTAAGTAAATATAAATCGTTAGCAACTGTTAAAACATATAACTCTCTTGTTTTTTCTTCTTTATCTGAAATGTATGTCCACCATTCTGTAATCTCTGCAACCTTTGAACCATATTGAGTCGTGTTATTAAGACCCATATTTGCCATACGCAAATTCTTTGTCGACATTTCTGTTGAAGTAGACACTTGAGTTTCGTTTGGTACTTTATTCTCTCTTAGCTTCTTAATTTCCTCCTCATCATATTCCATCTCTTCCTTTTCTTCTTCAATCTGTTCAATAGTTTTATATATAAACTGTTGTCCTTGATACAATGCGTCCTTTGTATTCTTCGCAATAGGTGAAATAAGATAAGCTAGAGTATCAACAAGTTCAACTGACTGCTTATCATTTCCAGCAATAACTTTATAGATTGTTCTACCATAGATACCTGCTTCTGTTTTAGATTGGTCGTATTGTAGTTCCCAGTCTGAGTCATCTAGGTCTTGCTTAACAACATGCTCCATTATCTCTGACGCATTTTCATCTCCTTCGGGAATAGTATCAAACTTAACATCTGGATTTGCACCTAACTTTGACGACATATTCTGTACACCTTCAAAGACAATCGGAACATGAAGATTAGAACGAGTTAACAATGTTCTTTGAGTAACACCGTTGTATGATTCCTCATTCTTTATCCAGTTATTTATTTTATTTTGACGTACTTTAACAGCATAATCTTTCTCTTGAATATATTGTTTTAACTTTTCTTGCTTACCTTTAATAACATTAGCAAATTGAGGAACTTGCTTTTCTTCTGTACTATTTTTATCTAAAGTTTTTTTTGCCATTCGTGTATATATTATACTATGTTTTTAAAAGTCAAGCAACTTATTAACATCAATTAAAATATCCCGTACGACTATCTATTTGCATATCTTGCACTGCTTGCTGAATATATGTTAAATCTTTAATCGGTGGATTAACTATTTGCTCCTGATACGCCAGTGCGTCAACTGCGTCATCATTAACTCCTTTAGGGAATCTTAATTCTTCTTCTTCAAGACATTCACATTCAATACCTATGTGAAATATCTTACCAGCTTCATATCGTGGTAATAATCCTCTTATTCTTAACTGTTTATTAGTTCCATGATGTTTTAATGGATATATAATAGGAAATACATTACGTTTAATCATTTCTAACTTTAAGAACGGATATACTGCGTCATAATATGTTGTTTCTTCTATTCCTATTGCGTCTGGTCTTTCCATGTCCCATAAATCAAATACATGGTCTATGAGTTTAGCTGAATTCATACGCTTTTTATTTGCTTTAATATACCAGTTATTTTCTAAGTCTACACGGTTGATGATTGTTCCAGTATAGTCTGCGTTATCTTTTTCCTTTACAGCTGGGTCAATAGTAATCCAACAAGTAGTTTGTAATCTATCTACCTCGTCCAGTGTTATATATTTAAAATGTTCACGCTTGAACTCTTGCGTTTCACCACTAATAGGATTCTGTTGATAGAGTGCAGACCATTCATACATTCCAATATCACCTTTTGTCTTTAAAAGGTTTTGTAGATTAAACTGTCCTTCCCATAATGCCTCGCCATTCTTTCTATATTGCTCATCACCTTGTGCAATCCCTGGAAATGATATAACCTCCCAGTCTCCACCATTTTCGCTTGCTAAGAGTCTTCCAGCTAAGTCATCATCGTGCCAACGAGTAACACAAAGAATAACCGCACCTTCTGGAGATAGACGAGTTCTAGCTGTTGATTTATACCAGTTATAAATATTCTCACGTATTAGATATGAGTCCGCTTCTTTACGGTTCTTAATTGGGTCGTCAATAATTAATATATCTGCACCTTTTCCTGTCGCTGCACCACCAACTCCGAGTGCATTATATTTACCACGACCATTTGTAGACCATGTTGATTTACTTTGTGAATCTTCTGCGAGTGTTGTATTAAATATTCTTTTATATTCTGGACTATCAACTAGATTACGTGCCTGTCTACCAAATTCTGTTGCAAGGTCTGCTGAATAAGAAGCTTCAATAATACTTTTATCTTTATTACGTCCCAAGACCCACGGTGGAAAGTTAATAGAAACCATTTCAGACTTTGAGTGTCTAGGTGGCAAGAATATCATTAATCTTTTAAGACTTCCATTATCAACACGTTCAAGAGCTTCTGAAATCACTTCATGATGCCAGTTAATTTTAAACCATGGAGATGTATACTTAATGAATCTTAGAAAGTTTCTACTCGCTAATATTCTTTTAGCAATCTCACTCTGTGCTTGTGTCTGCAAGTTGGGCAAGTTCTTCATTTGTTAAGTTTTCTAATTCACCAAATCTTATTTCCCCACTATGTTTAATCTTTTCAGGGGCATATGTTCCTTTAATCTTTAAAGCTGTATCTAAATACTTATGTCTTACTGCATAATCAGGTTCTAATATTTCATCTTCATTTTTTATAATAGTTCTACTAGCTCCTAATCCTTCAATTTGAACTTTTATAAGTAAATCATCTGGTATATAATCTGCTATTGACTTTACCTTTTCTATAATGTGAGGTTTTGTTAAGTTTTCACATCCAACACTCCTAGCTACACTTCTATCTTTTACATTATAATTTCTAGCCGCTGATTCTGTTGCGTTACCAGTTTCTATATAATCTTTTATAAAACCTTTTTCTTTCTTAGTTAGTTTTTTTGCCATAGGTCTTCATTTAATAAATCTTGCTCATAAGTATTCCAGTCAATTCCTAGCTCTTTACATAGTTGCTTTTCTAGTGAAGTAGCGAATACATGTTCTTTGTGATAAGGAGCACAAATCATATCTCCTGGCTCATGGTCTCCTATTACTGTTGGGAACTTGTTTCTAAGACTTTCAAACTGATTATCAAAATTAGTTATATCA